GACGATCTAGGGCAGATGATGCCATTGATTGAAAAGAGTTTCGTATAAACGGTCTTGCCGGTTGTTCAGCAGTGCCAAATTCTATCGCTTCGGCTGCGGGCCTGTATTCGCCCTTCTCATCTCGATAACCAACACCAACATCGACAAATCCGTAAGCGATGGTTTCTCTATTGAGATATTTTTTGGCTTTGTCTTTACGAGTTGCGACTTTTGCGCCGTTGCGGATCTTGAGCTGTAGCTTTCCTGTGTCAACTGGAGCTCTACTCTTAACCGCCGCCTTCACTGGCTCCATTGAAGATTTGAGCGCAGGAAGTAATGATCGACGAGCTTTAGTCGTCCCAAACTCTTCGGCTAGCAGTAGTAGGGAGCTCTCAAATTCTTTGAATCCCTTGACTTCAATTTTGCCCACTAGTGACGATCCGCTTAAAGATGTGATCGTTGAGCTTTAGGACGTAGTCAACAACTTCATCAGGTGTCATGCAGTCAGCATGATTAGCTGCGATCTGATGACATAGGGCAATGTTGATGAGCCGTTGTTGCGGATACCCAAACCAGTTTTTAGCACCGGTTTGGGCCTGCGTAATGAGATAGCTCAGAAGATCGTCACTCGCTCGCTGCATATTGCCTCATCACATTGAGACAGACAGCTTCAGCGGCTTCGGCTTCCTGTAAGGCGGCATCCACCTCTTGAAGGGTAAAGGGATGCCCCTTTGCCATTGCATGAAGGTCACCCCTAAATTCCACCATCAGCGCTACTAATTCATCAAGTGTTGTTTGACCAGCCATATTGATTGCCCCTCGGATGAATGGTGAACGTGACTTGAGCTTCAGCGCCGGGAGCTGGATCAATCGTCCACTGCGATACGCGACCATTAAAAGCGTAATTCACAATGTTAGTGCCATCCGTCGCTGAGATCACGAACGTACGGTCAATTGTGCCGTTGTAAGCATCCGCACGAAGCAAAAGAAGGTTTGTGTCGGCAGGGTTCCACGCCGCTACAACCGTCATACTGGTGGGTGCAGACTGAACCGGAATTTTGTCAGATTGACGCGAGCCAGCAACTGCAAAGTTGGCAACCGCATCGTCTTGACCAAATGCTGGAATTGCCTCAACCGGAACAAGATTGCCAGAGACAGCAATCGCGGAAGTCGAAGCGTAAACGCTAAGATTGGCCGTTGTTAAAACGGTTGGAGTAGCCCCCGGCTGGCAATACAAGGAGGCTGAAAAGCCGGGTAAAACTTTATTAGGAAGAGCCATTTTTCACCTCACGCAGGAATGTCTAAAGTGCAATCAAGAACGATTTGATTTAATTTGCTGTCGTTGTCGTATGTGTGAAAGAGCCAATCTACATCGACCTTTGACACAAAAAAGAGACCACCAAAAGTGCCCTGAAAACCGTGTAGCGCATCCACAATCTGCTGCGCCTTACTAAAACAATTTGCCATCAACTGAGCAAACACTGTAGCCTGAAACACCGGTCGATCTATACCCTTCACCGACTGTGGCCCCGTGTAAACCGGCTGATGAACATCTCTGAGCTGCCACGTTACAAAGGTCGGTTCGCTTGCAAAGTTACGGTTAAACACTGCATAAACCGGAGTCGGCGTGCAAACCGTGACCAGTTGGGCTTGTATCGCTTGAGCATAAACAACCGCGCTATTTTGCCCCATCTTAGACCGCCACGCTAGGTTCGTTTCGATAACACATCAGCGAGACCCACTGTCTGTCATCGTGCTCAAAAACCTCTGCGATTCGCCAACTGTTACCTCGGAATGTAATCGAGTAATCTTCCTGATTGTCCGAGATCGTTCTCATGTTGGGCGTGTAGTTGACGATGAAGTCCATCATGTTGTCGTACTGCCTGAACTTTTCTAACGTGCGAATCCGATTGTGAACCGACTTAGTTTTTGCTCGCGTCTTGAACCACAGCGTCTCTACCGTCGTTTGCTCACCTAAATTAGTGACCGTAAACGACAGGTTGTTAATACTTATCTCATCGACGCGCAAGACCATTACATCACCAACGTGCGGTACGGTCTAAGAAGCTGATCCACTGCCCACGGAATCTGCTTTATAGGTTCGGCAGACATTGCAGAGCGATGATTGTAGAAGTGCGTCAACAACATGAGACCCGCTTGCTTGACAACGGGATACTGACCAATGACCGAGCCCTGTAGGGTGTACTGGCAAAGCATCGGCGCAGTCATGTAAGTGTTGATGTTGTTGGGAACCTCGAACAAAACAACTTTGTTCCCGGTGGGATCGTAGTAGTAGTTTGAGCTTGTAATCGTCGTGAGTGTCGGCGGATTCAAGTCGGTGTAATACTTCACCCAATTGATTGTCACGCCATTCTGTGAAACTTCGGGCAGATCAAGGCTTACAGGTGCAGCCATAAGCCCTGAGATCATGTAGGAAGCCTGATAAGTCACATTAAAGATCGGGATACCTAAGTAGTCCTCAATCGCCATCCGTGTAGCGAGTTCTAACTGACTTAAATAATCGTCCTGCGATTCATCCTGAAACAAATTCAACTGGTTGGTGATTTCCTCAAACGTAAGCCATTGAGTCACCGGATCACGGGTGCTCTGAATGACCTTTGAGTAGTTGAACGGGTTGCGAGAACCCGCTCCGAAGTTACCTTGCAGTTGTGATGGCATCTTAGGTTCCGATCAAACGTACACCGGCAGTTACATCACGAACGGTCGAGACCATCCGCTTCTCAGCATATATCGTAATCGTTCCCGGCTGGGTTTGCTCCATTCTCTGAAGCGTCATCTCCGAGTGATCGACGATCCACATAAACCGAGGCCAGTTTGCAAGATAGATTGGAGAAGCGCCAACAGCGGGAGCGTCTAAGTAAGGATTCGCAATCACCGGCCAGCCCATAATGTTTACCGCAGGGCCTTCGTCCTTTTCGCCGACTTCAACAAGTGCGTAAGAATTACCAGAGTGAGCATATTCTCTGAGAATCTGAATCGCTGTTGGGTGCATCATCCACGCAGTTCCCGGCATTCTCCAAAACTGACCGGGAAGGGCATTAGCAACGTCTACAAGCGTTTCCCACTCAAGATTTGTGTGTGTAAAGCCAACCGTGTTAAGTGTGTGTATGCCCGCCGTTATGGCCGTTCCTGACGTTCCGTAAGCAGCGGATGATCCAGCAGTACCAGCGTACATCTTCAAGCCCCTAAGGCCGTTTGTAGCGCCTGTGGAGGTCGTTGTTGATCCTGCCTGATCGTTATTGATTGCCATCGACGCGGCTTCGATCTGGCTAAATTCCATTGCGAGATCTTCGACAAGCGCCGCATCTAATCCGTTGATGTCATCCATCGCCGCAGCCCTGATTGGCATCTGAGCGGAGATAACACGCATCGGAAGCTGCCAGATACTGGTGGCGATGTTGGGTGAGCCTGAGTTGGCGTTAACCGTGTAGCCCCACGGGTTGGTGGAGTTAGCAGCGTTACCTGTTTTGACAACAAACTGAATATCCGAGTCTGCCGTCATTGTCTGATTTGCATAAACCCGAAATGGGTTCCAGTAACGAAGCGATGCAAACACATCCTCGTTAAATACGCGACCACCAACCCCGCTGCCTGAGCCGGTTATGGCTGAGGCTTCCGCGAGGTTGACAGTGCTTTTGCCCTCGTGGAGAGCCTTTTTCAAGCCTTCCAAAATAACCTGTTTCATAATCTCTCCAAAAGGGAGAGGGCTTTCGCCCTCTTTTATCAAGCAGCCGTACCAGTCGAGCGATAACGCACACCGGCATTAGGATCGCGCACCGAAGTGGCTGCACGAGTTTCGCCGTAGAACGTGATCGAACCGGGGAGCGTCTGGTCGTAGCGACGGAGAACCATCGAGAGACGCATGACGATGGTGTGGAACTGCTGCCAATCCGCAAAGTACATCGGATAGTAGGACGTAGTTCCTGCTGCGCCGGTGGTAGGCTGGCTGGGGTTATCAAGGTACTTGTTGACTGCAACCTTGAAGCCGAGCAACTCACCAACGATGCCATCGGTACGTGACAGACCGTCGATGTAGATCGGACGCTTCTGATCGTCCACGAGACCACGGATGCCCTGAAGCAGGATCGGGTTAATCATAAACGCGGCGCTGGCCGTCCAATACTGCTGTGGCAGGCTGTAGATGAAGTTAACAACATCT